GGCCGTACCTTATGGCTCGGTGGGACTGATGTAGCTAAGAAGCATGAAGCATCTCAATTTAACTGTAGCTTTGGTAGAATAGAAACAGTCCACGATGTAGTGGATGCGTTCTGGTTACTACTACAAGGCTGTGGTGTTGGCTTTGAACCTATCGTTGGTACACTCAATGGCTTTGCAAAAAACATCGAGGTAGAAACGTTTCGTTCAACAAGGACAGACCGTGGTGCTGAAGATAACAAAACAGAACTACGGGTTACTGAAGAAGGCTATCGTATCTATAAGATAACTATCGGTGATAGTGCGAGGGCTTGGGCTAAAGCTCTAGGTAAAATCATGGCACTGAAAGACCCTATCGATAGGTTGATATTAGATTACACTGAAATCAGACCTGCAGGTACTAGGCTAAAAGGTTATGGCTGGATTAGTTCTGGCGATGATACATTACACATAGCACTAGAAAAGATATGTAACATGATGAACAAACGTGCTGGTCAATTACTAACACGTATGGATATCTTAGACTTGCTTAACCATATGGGAACTACATTGTCTTCAAGACGTTCTGCAGAAATCGCAGTGATGCCTGTAGATGATATCGAAGTTGATGAGTTTATATCAGCTAAGAAAGATTTCTGGTTACATGACAATGCACACAGACAACAATCTAACAACTCATTGTTATTCTTTAAGAAGCCTACCAAGTGGGAGATAGCATATATCTTTGACCGTATGGTTGATGCTGGTGGTTCAGAACCTGCATTCATTAATGCTGAAGCCGCACTCAAACGCGCTCCACATTTTAAAGGAGTTAACCCATGCGCGGAGATACTCTTAGGTAATAAGAGTTTCTGTAACCTAGTTGAGATTGATTGGGGTAAATTCCTTGATGACTTCGAAGGTTTGAAACGTGCTGTTTATATGTCAGCTAGAGCAAACTATCGGCAGACTTGTGTGAATTTAGATGACGGTATCTTACAGCGTTCATGGCATGAGCTAAATGAATTCTTACGTCTATGTGGTGTCGGTGCTACAGGTATTGTTAAATGGTTAGACCATCAAGAATATATGTACATGAATGTCGAGAGTATGCTCAAGACACTACAGGCTCAAGCAAGACTAGGAGCTAACAGTATTGCGGATGAACTAGGACTACCTAGAGCTAAACTTGTATCAACCATAAAACCTTCGGGAACGTTGTCAAAAATCATGTCGACTACGGAAGGAGTGCATCGACCATTAGGTAAGTATCTGTTTAACAATGTTACTTTCTCTAAGCATGACCCTATCGTACCCATCATGACTAATGCTGGATACAAGGTAATTGAGAAACCATTCGAACCTGACAGCGTATTGATTACATTCCCTGTATCATATGACGATGTTAGGTTTGATGAAGTTGATGGTAAGTTTGTAAATCTCGAAACTGCAGTACAGCAATTAGATAGATACAAACTAATGATGGATAATTATGTAGACCATAATTGTTCAGTAACCATTAGTTATTCTCCTGATGAAATCCCAAGTATGATTGATTGGATTATGAATAACTGGGACAGCTATGTAGGTGTATCATTCATCTACAGGAACGACCCAACTAAAACTGCTGAAGACTTAGGCTATGCCTACCTACCTCAAGATGTCGTATCTAAAGAAGTATACGATGAATATGTATCAAAACTAGCACCCGTAGATATTGAGAACGCAAACTCATTTGATGAATTAACTGATGATGAATGTGCAACAGGTGCTTGCCCAATCCGATAAGGAATAAATATGGCTAAAAAATCTGCCTACAAACGTAAGGTAGAAGAGCAAGGGCGCGTGGTTAATCCTCGCGTCCAACCTCTACTCCCAAAGAACCCTGCACAAGAGAACTATATGGAGTGTATCCACCGATACTCTCAGGTATTTGTTACTGGTGTTGCAGGTACTGGTAAGACTTATATAGCGGCGGCTATTGCCGCTGATATGTATAATAAACATAGAGTTAAAAAGATTATATTAACTCGCCCTAACATCCCTGCAGGTAAATCTTTAGGTTTCTTTGCAGGTACTATTGAAGAGAAGATTGCACCTTGGGTCTATCCGATTACTGAAGTTCTAACTGAAAGACTAGGTAAAGGTAAATATGAGATAGCTCGTAAGCGTAATGATATCGAAATAGTTCCTTTCGAGGTTATGAGAGGCCGTTCATTTAATGATGCGTTTGTAATATTAGATGAAGGACAGAACCTTACACCTCACGAAATGAAGATGTTTCTCACCAGAATAGGAGAAAACACCAAGGTAATAATTAACGGTGATATATCTCAGCATGACCTTAGTGGTAACTCAGGTCTAAAGATTGCTATAGATTTATTGCATAAACATAACATTCCAGCCGCCCATTGTAACTTCACTCACGACGATGTTGTGAGGTCAGGTATATGTGCCGCATGGACACGCGCCTTTAATTAGGTTGCACTTTAGAGGATTAAACAAACAATGTTTCCTTATATTTCTAAAGAACTACTAGCAGAACTTAACACACGTTTTCCTAATGTATCTCCCAAAGCTGGTGAGACATTGGATGAATTAAAATGGCGTGGTGGACAGCGTTCAGTCGTAGACTTTTTAACAACAATTCATGAAGAACAATTAGCTTCAAATTTAGGAGAATAGACTATGTGCTTTGGAGGCAGTAAAGCCGAACCTACACCCCCACCAGCCGCGCCACCAGCGGTTAACCCTGTACAAACTAATATGTACGACCCATCTACACCTGAGAGTGGTAACACTCAAGAGAAAGGTGCAGTAGCTGATAAGGCCGCTGGAACATCTCAGTTACGTGTAGACCTAGACCCAACTGTTACAAACATGGGTAAAAATACTGGACTACAAATAACAAAGTGAGAACGTAAATTATGAGTCAAGGTACTGCAGAAGCGCGGTATCGTCAGCTCGAACAAGGACGACAATCGTATTTAGATAGAGCTAGAGATTGTTCAGAACTAACTATTCCATCTTTAATACCACAAGATAGCCATAACGAGACAAGTGATTTATACACACCGTTTCAAGGCATCGGTGCGAGAGGTGTTAATAATTTAGCTTCTAAACTTTCACTAGCCCTAATGCCACCTAACTCACCATTCTTTCGCCTCATGGTTGAACCGTATACTTTAAAAGATATGGCTCAAGACGATGCGGCTAGAACTGCAATGGAACAACAATTAGGTGAGTATGAACGGGCAGTAATGTCTGAGATTGAAACGTCTGGTGATCGAGTAGCGGTACATGAAGCGTTAAAACACTTAATTGTCGGCGGTAACGTTTTGTTACAAGTCGGTCAAAATAAAACAAGAGTAATCCATTTAGATAGTTATGTTGTATCACGCGCCCCTAACGGCGAAGTGTTAGAGATAGTAACGGTTGAACACGTTTCACCTAACGCTCTGGACAAAGCGACAGCGGCTAACATAACAGGAAAACTTGAAGGTGACGAAAAGACTGTAGAAATCTACACTCATATAGAGCGTAAGAATGATTTCTATACTGTTTACCAAGAGTGCAAGGGTACATTAGTTACTGGCTCTAAAGGTAAATATAAGAAAGATAGCGTACCATTCCTACCATTAAGGTTCTCCCGTATTGACGGTGAGGATTATGGTCGAGGGTTTGTTGAAGAACTTCTAGGTGACTTACGGTCTCTTGAAGCTTTATCACAAGCAATCGTTGAGGGCGCGGCGGCGGCGGCTAAAGTATTATTCATGGTTAATCCTAACGGTACAACCAGAATGAGAACAATAGCTCAAGCAGAGAATACAGCAATCATTGAAGGTAATAAGAACGATGTGTCTGTTTTACAGATGGATAAGTTCAACGACTTCCGCGTGGCTTACCAAGCTATGCAGGGTATTGAAGAACGCCTATCACAACAGTTCATGTTACAATCATCTGTATCTCGAAACGCTGAACGTGTAACAGCGGAAGAAATACGATATCTTGCAGGTGAACTAGAAGATACCCTATCAGGTATTTACTCAATCTTATCTCAAGAATTTCAGTTACCTTACATTAACCGTAAGATCGACGTACTAACTAAATCTAAGAAGCTACCTAAGTTACCAGAAGAGGTTGTAAAACCTTCAATCGTAACTGGTATGGAAGCACTAGGACGTGGGCATGACCTACGCAAATTAGATTTGTTTATACAAGGAATGTCTCAAGCATTAGGGGCTGAAGTATTACAGCAATATGTAAACTTACAGGACTATATCAAACGCCGTGCAACAGCATTAGGCATCGAGACAGACGGTCTTATTAAAACACAAGAACAAATCTCCCAAGAGCAACAGCAAGCGCAGATGCAACAAATGGCAATGCAAGCTTCGCCAAACGCAATTCAAGAGGGAGTTAAAGCATTAGGAAATTCATATGTTGAAAGCCAAAGACAGCAAGGCGGCGAAGGATAAGAAACCTTCAGAAGAGCCTGTAAAGAAACCACTGGCAACACCTTCCATTATCAAAGGAAATCCACACCCAATTAAAAGGGAAGACTTCTAAGAATGGCAGAAAGCATCACAATAACAGAAGAAGAGACAGGTTCTGAAGCACCAGTTGCAGAAGATAATCTTTCTGAACGACCTGAGTGGTTGCCCGAAAAGTTTAGCTCACCAGAAGATATGGCTAAATCATACGGCGAACTTGAGAAGAAGATGTCATCACCGAATGATACACCAGAAGCGGACATTGAGACACCTAAAGGTGAACCTGTTAGCTTTAGCAAGTTTGCTGATGAATACGAAGCTGGTGGTGAGTTATCTAATGATAGCTTCACAGAACTTGAAGGTATGGGATATCCACGGGAAATGGTGGAGACATACATTAAAGGTATGCAATCAGGAGCAACAGCCGATGTTGCCGCAGTTATGGATGTAGCTGGTGGTAAAGAAGGTTACGCAGAATTAACTGATTGGGCAAAGCAATCTCTCGATACTAAAGAACTAGAGTTGTATAACAACATGGTCGATGGTGGGACTGAGAATGCAAAGATGGCAGTCGAATGGCTTGCATCTAAACGTGAAGCGGCAGAAGGTTCTGAGCCTAGCTTACTACAAGGTAGAGCATCAGCGGCATCTAAAGATGAATTCCGTAGCACAGCACAAGTTGTAGCGGCTATGAAAGACCCTCGATACGGTAAAGACTCAGCGTACACTAAAGACGTTGAAGAAAAACTAGGACGGTCTTCAGTATTTTAAAACTATTATGGTGGGGAGAAATCCCCATCAATACTATTATAGGAGTAACTATGTCTAAGAAAAAACCTTACGGAAAAGGTACTAAGAAATAACTAACACACCTAATTTGGGTGGTTGAGACTATCGACAATGAACGACAAGGCCATATGCGTATGACAACCCTGCCTAGTAAGAGACCGAAAGTCATTCTTAAATCTATAAATTATTTTCAATAGGAAAAGACAATGACAAACGTAACTCCGTCACGCCTCGGCGCGGCAAACCTAGCGGCGGCTAATGCAACGCAGTCGAATGCTTTATTTCTTAAAGTATTTGCTGGTGAAGTTTTAACTGCTTTTGACGAAACAAACGTAATGAAAGATTTACACGTATCGCGTACAATCGCGTCTGGTAAATCAGCATCATTCCCAGTGACAGGTAAAGCGAATGCCGCATACCACACTGTAGGTACACCACTATTGGGTACACAACAAATCGCTCACAATGAAATCGTTATCAACATCGATGACGTATTAATTGCTGACACATTTATCGCAAATATCGATGAAGCTAAGAACCACTATGATGTACGTGCAGAATACTCACGTCTATTAGGTATGGCTCTAGCTAAACAATTCGATGTTCGCTGTTTACAATTAGCTGTATTAGCGGCTCGTTCTGGTGCTACTGTAACAGGTGGTAACGGCGGTTCAGCTATCACAGACGCAGACGCGGCAACTAACGGCGCATCATTAGCGGCATCAATCTTTGAAGCGGCTAAAATCATGGACGAGAAAGACGTTCCTGAGAATGAGCGTGTAGCTATCGTGAAACCTTCACAATACTACAACCTTGTACAAACAACAGACGTAATCAACCGTGACTTCGGTGGTGCTGGTGTTTATGCAGACGGTACAGTTCTTAAAGTTGCTGGTATTGATATTGTTAAATCTAACAACGTACCAACAACAAACGTATCAGCAGTAGCTGGTGAGAACAACACATACCACGGTGACTTCCAAAACACTGTAGCTGTAGTAATGCAGAAGCAAGCTTTGGGTACTGTTAAGTTAATGGACTTAGCAGTTGAAAGAACATCAGGTGACTTCGAAGTTATGTATCAAGGTACATTAATGGCGGCGAAGTACGCAATGGGGCATGGCATCTTGCGCCCAGAGTGTTCTGTAGAAATCAAATCTGCTTAATCTAATTTTTGGGTTGGCCTTTAATCGGGTCAACCCTTTTTTTTAATGAGGACATCATGACAAAACCAACGTCTATGACCGAACTAGAAGCGGTCAACGTTTTGCTGACAACAATCGGCGAAGCTCCTGTTAACACACTTACAGGCAATCAGGTTACAGATGTGACAATCGCTAACCAAGTGCTGACTGAGGTAAGCCGTGAGGTTCAAGCTCAAGGCTGGCACTTTAATACTGAAGATAAAGTTGTGCTTAGTCGTAACGAATTTAAACAAATTGTTATACCTGCAGATGTTGCACGTATAGACACACCAGACTTCAATACAGTTGAGAGAGATGGAAAGCTATTTGATTTAACAGCTAGGTCTTTAGAATTTCAAGCAAGTGTTGAAGCCACAATCGTATACTATAGAGACTTCTTAACTCTGCCTGATGTAGCTAAACGGTACATCACTACAAGAGCCGCACGTATATTTTCAGACCGTATGCTTAACTCAGAAACCATTAGTAAGATGGTATCAAGAGATGAACAAAAAGCCCTGATTGATCTAAAAGATTTTGAAGGAGACACAGCGGATTATAACATGATGGATAGCTATTCAGTATCCCGTGTAATGAATCGCGGAAATAATCGTAGGATGATCTAATGGGTATGATAAGTTCTGCTATCCCCAACTTGATACAAGGTGTATCGCAACAGTCTCCAGCTCTAAGATTATCATCTCAAGCTGAACAACAGGTTAATGCGTTCCCTTCTCTTGTTGAGGGTCTACAAAAGCGACCACCGCTAGAATACGTGGCTACAATGAGTAACTCCGCAACAACGGGGTCATTCACACATTTAATAAACAGAGATACAACAGAACGTTATTTTATGTTTATTAATGCTAGTAATCAGATATCTATCTATGACCTAGCTGGTAATCAGAAAACCGTTACTTACCCTAATGGTACTGCTTACCTAAACAGTACAACACCAGCTACTGATTTTAGAGCTGTTACAGTTGCTGATTATACATTCATTGTTAACTCAAAACAGACAACAGCAATGAGTACACAGCTAACCCCTACATATCCATTTACAGGATTAATAGCTGTTAAACAGGGTGATTATAACCAAAGATTTACAGTATATCTTGATGGTAGTATTGCCGCTAACCACGTAACATCTGAGACTGACCAAGTAGAAACTCGGACAGATGAAATTGCCACGGCATTAGCTTCAGCAATTAATGGTGTTTCTAACTTTTCAGCACAGGCTGATGGTTCAACAGTTGTTATAACCAAGGCAGGTAATGCACCATTCGACCTAGCTACATATGATAGTTTAGGTGACACAGGTTTAAGTCCGACTATAGGTACAGTACAAAGATTTGATGACCTACCTTCAAATGCTCCTGATGGTTATATAGCACACGTACAAGGTGATCAAACAAACGACTTTGATGATTACTATGTAAAGTTTGAAAGTGATAACGGAACACAAAATAAAATAGGTTCTGGTGTATGGATTGAATGGGCTAAACCTAACATAGAATACGAACTAAACGCCGCAACAATGCCACACCTTTTAATAAGACAAGCAAATGGGACATTCACATTTGAACAAGCAAATTGGGGCGATAGAGCTGTAGGCGATGAAATATCCATAGCAAACCCATCATTCATAGGACAGAAAATTACAGATGTATTCTTCTTTCAGAACCGCTTTGGAGTGTTGGCAGGTGAGAATGTTATTATGTCGAGGACTTCAGATTACTTTGATTTCTTTGCAACGACTGCTAGAAGTCTTTTAGATAACGACCCAATAGACGTAGCGGCTAGTCACGTTAAAGTTTCTACATTGAAACACGCTGTGCCTTTTGACCGTAAATTATTACTATTCTCTGATCAGACACAGTTCATTCTAAAGGGTGGTGATTTTATTACACCTAAGAATACATCTATAAGTCAAACAACTGAGTATGAAGCTAATACAGTTACAAGCCCTGTAAGTGCTGGTAGTGTTGTATATTTCCCTGCCAAGCGTGGTGGGTTCACATCGGTTAGAGAATATTATGTTGTTGATGATACAGATAGATCAGACGCAACAGATATTACATCTCACGTAGCTAAGTATGTTCCTGACGGTGTTTATAAGTTAGCGGCTAGTACCGCTGAAAATGCATTAATTATGATGTCTTCTTTAGCTACAGATACAATATTCTTATATAAGTATCATTGGGCTGGGCGTGAGAAAATGCAATCGTCTTGGTCTAAATATACATTTGATAATAGTGAAGTATTAAATGCTGAATTTATAGAAAGCACATTATATGTTGTTTTAAATAAATCAGGTAAAACTCTACTAATGCAAATACATTTTGATGCTGGTCGAAGTGATACAGCTCAAGATTATGTAACTAGGCTAGATTATAGAGTTTCAAACCTAGAGGTTGGTAAGGCATACAATAGTGCAACCAATCAAACAACAATAACAACACCATATTCTTTAACAAATCCAGTTGTAGTAACTAGAGGTACAAATCAAGGTACTGTGTTAACTAATATGAGCGCGTCAGGTACAACAATTATTGTATCAGGTAATCACACATCAACAGAATTTTATGTAGGTGAACGTTACACAATGACTTATGAGTTCTCTGAGCCTACGCTTAAAGAACCTACAGCATCTGGCGGACGTGTTGCGATTACTGGTGGACGACTGCAGATCAAACATTGGCTACTAAGATATCAAGATAGTGGTGATTTTAAGGTCAGCGTTATACAAAAACAAAACTCACAAGCACAAGAATACATCTTTACAGGTCGTATTATTGGTGGTGGTTCTAACTTACTTGGCTCTACAGCATTAGATAGTGGAGACTTTAGGTTTCCAGTTATGTCTAAAGCTGAACGAATACGAGTATTAATAGAGAGTGATAGCCACCTACCCTGCCAATTCTTATCGGCAGAATGGGAAGGCAATATGCACCTCAGAAGTAGAAGAGTAAATGGATAATAAACTACTAACACCAACAACGGTGGAAGATGTAGATTTTATCGCTCCTAAATTAAGACAAGCAGATTATGAAGAATGTAAAGCGGCAACAGGTAATGAGCCTCTAGGCGTTCTTCATAATGGCCTTGATATAGGAGACATAACACTAACCCTACGTTCACCTAATGGTGAGCGTGTGGGTCTGTGTGGTGTGGTAAAATCTGATTTAGAAAACGCAGGGGTCGTCTGGATGTGCGCTACAGATGACATCTATCAATACCAGATGACTTTCTTGCGAAACAGTAAAGAAGCTTTGGCCTACTTAGGTCAAGACTATTCATTACTATATAACTGTGTAGATGCCCGAAACACTGTCCATATGAAATGGCTTGATTGGATGGGCTTTACGTTCATCAACAAGCACGAAAACTACGGGGCTGAAAGCAGACCCTTTTACGAATTTGTAAGGATTAATAAAAATGTGTGACCCAGCAACCATAATGACTGCCCTAAAAGTAGGTGGTGCAGTAATGGAACAAAAAGCAAAAGCAGACCAAGCGGCGGCAGTCGCTAAAGCCTCTAAAGACGCTTACTTTATAAAGAGCAAGCAATCGAACTTACGCCTATTACAAGAACAAAATAAAGCATCTGAGATAAAACAAGATGCTGATTTAAAAGCCATGAAAGCACAAGGGACAGCGTTAGCTGTAGCTGGTGGTTCTGGGGTTCAAGGTAGAAACGTTGACCAGCTTATAAATGATTTTGAACGTTCTGAAGGCATAATGACAGCGAGAGTTGATAGTCAACTTAAAGGTATGCAAGCTCAGAACGAAATGGATAAACTCGCTTTCCAATCTGAAGCACAAAACAGAATAAACTCAAACCCACCACCAAGCTTTGCTGAAAGTCTATTTGCAGTCGCAGAACCTTTAGCAAACTATAAGTTGGATATGGATGAGAAAAACGCTCAACGAACATTCGATATAGGATAGGAGAATAATATGGCACGACCAGTAGTGGGTAATCCATTCGAAAACCAAATACCAAATACATCTCCTACTGCTAGAGTTGTAGAGACATATGTACAACCAGTTAAGAATAACGACTTCGCTAAGTTAACAGAAATGTTAAACCGTTTAGACCCAAAGGTTAAACGTAACGAAGAGAATAATCAAAAACGTGCAGATGAAACAGCGTACAAAGAAGGTACGAGATTATATCAAGAAAACAGAATTGCTATGGGCGAAGCTGTTAAAGAAGGTCTAATACCAGAAGGTGCAAGTCCTTATTTAAGAAAAGGTTATCGTGAGTCACAGATGAACACGTTAGCCATGAGATATACAGGTGAACTAGAGGCCGCATTAGCGTCTGAAAACCTACATCATAACGACGACCCTAATGTAGTTAATAAATTTATTAGTGATTTCCAAGCTGATTTCGTAGAAGCAAATGGTATGTCACAATTCTCTGACGCAGAAATGGCAACTAACTTTGGTACGTCAGCGGCTAAAGCAGAAGAATTATTTAGACAATCTTGGCAGAATAAACATATCGAATGGCAGAAAGAAGAGAACTACAAACAACTTGGTAACGAGGTATATGAAGCTGTCTCTACTATGCTTACTGATGATATGGATGAAGTATCCTATATGACAAACCGTGGGATGTTTGGTGTGTGGTTAGAAGAAACAGCCGCCAAATATTCAGTAAACGGTGCAAACAACGCTAAAGTATTAGACACAATAATTGATGCTGTTGGTATGCACGTACAAGAAACTGGTGATTTAGAAGTCTTAGAGGTTTTTAAAGACACTAAATTTGGTACAGATTTTGTAGGTAATTCTTTATATTATAAGAAAAAAGAAAACGCGATTATAACTAAATCTATACAGATAGAGAACGCTAGGATTGCTAGAGAAGAAAAACTATTAGATAAAGAAAATGAAGTAATTCGTGCAAACTCCGCACAATTCCTTATTGATTATATTAACGACCCAACACCAGAAAATGAAACAATTTTAAGAGGTCAAATATTTAAATTAAGGATGTCGTCTGAAGAGAAAAACACTTCATTAGCAATATCTTACAACAATACTTTAAAGTCAATCGAGAAAGCTCAACAACTTGGTGGACAAAATAAAACTGCAGAAAGCGAACTAAATTTAGATGCGGCTTTAAGTAAAGCTAAAACCTATGAAGAAGCTTCTGATATTATTTTAAGATACGCAGAAGACGGTAAGGTTACTGTAGAAGGTGTTAACGCCAAACTAAATATCTGGAAATCTCAATATAACCCTGAGTTAGACGATAAACTTAATTTAGATTTTGTAGGTCAATCTGTAGAATCTGATTTGTTAAAAGACATACAGCAAATGTTTAAAGGTAACATGGAAGACTTTGATGACGCTAGACATCAGAGAGCAATCCAAGTTGGCTCAGAATACAGGCAATTCGTGAGAATAGGTGTTGAAAAGTTCATAAAAGATAATGGCGGTAGATTTCCTAGTACCATTGAGAGGGACGAAATCACAATGAACGTATTTAGAGTATTAGTAGATAAATACGCAAATGTTTTAGAGAAATTAAGCGATGCAGTTATGACAACTGGAACTAGCAATATTCCAGAAAACCTCAATAACTAATAGAAAGATTATAAAATGGAAGAAGAAGAATTCAAAGACGCACAACAGCGTCTTAAAGGCGGCTTGCTGTCTTCTACAGACTTCATATCCAAATACGGTCAGGATAAATATAATTCGACTATTGGTGTTATTGAGGCAGTACAGGAGACTAATGTTGTAGAAGCCGAACCAGAAGGTACTGGCTTCTTTGGTACTCTTGCCGACATGGGCGAAGGTATCTTAAACGGTATCGAAGGAGCTATCAACGAAACAGCACAGACAGTTAATAGTGCTGGCGAGTGGGTGGAAGATAAGCTTGGTACAGGTCGTTTAGTCTGGGAAGACAATGACGGTGATGGTAAAGCTGATAGTATGATACCTACCTACTGGGATAGGGAAAAGGTTGTAGCTAACAAAGATAAGCTAGATCAAGACATTATCACTAAAGCTGTAGAAAACTTAAACATTATTGATGACGAACGTGAAACCATGATTGGTGGTTTTACTGAAGGTATCTCACAGTTTGTTACAGGATTTGTTGCACTTGGTGGAGCAAAGACTTTTGTTGGTGCAATGCTTAAAGGTGGTATCGTTGATGCTACTGTGTTTGACCCATATGAAGCTAACATATCATCTCTTATTGAAGATAGCTTTTTAGCGAACCCAATAACTGAAGCACTTGAAATGGATGTAGACGCACCCGAATGGGAGAACCGCCTACGAAATTCTATTGAAGGTGGTGTTACTGGACTAGCTTTAGAAGGTATTATTAAAGGTGTTAAGTTCTATATGCTTGGCGGTAAAGCTAAAGCAGAGATAAAGAAACTAGGTAAAGTATCTGATGAAACAGCGGCTAAACTAGATGAAACACACGCAGAGTTAAATGAAATAGAAACTCAAAGCGGTAAACCTGATAAGCTTGTAGCTAATGATGATGGTACACTTGAAGCACCTGATGGTACTAAATTTAAGCCTAATGAAGCTGGTGATGATCTAGTAGAAGTCCCTAAGACAGAAGCTGAGATTAAAGCTGAAAACGAATTGAATGCTAAAACAGCGGAAGCGTTAGCGTCAGACGACCCTGCAAAAGCAATGAGTGAGCTAGATATCCCTGCAAATGCTAAAGCAGATGTAGAGATAAAGACATCTGATGAAGCAAAGAGTGAGATACTACAGGCACAAGTAGAGCCTAAAGTAATCAAGCCAAAAGCTAAAGTTCCTTTAATTAAGAAAGAAGACTTTGAAAAAGCTTTATCAAGAGCATTTGAGAGTGGTGACACTGAATTAGTATCTATTGAAGATGGTGCATTCTTTAACTCAAGAAATATGAACCAGCCGATTGAGGGTGCTAAGATTCTTGAAGAATTCACAACTGTACTGAGAGAGTCTAAAACATTCAAAAAGATGAAGCTAGATAAGCCTCAAACACTTGATGATGTACATAGAGGCGCAATTAAATATATCGCAGATGCTTCTGGCACAAACCCTAACAACATCATTAAAGAACTAAATATCACTGAAACAATCACAAGAGATTTATCTGAGAAGATAGTTGCAGGTAAATTTGCTATACAATCTATGAGTGACGAAGTTGGTAGACTTTCAAAAGAACTGACTGAAAAGAAAGAACTTGGCACACTTACAGAAGTCGATGAAAATAAGTTTGTAGATATGATGCAAGCAACTATGGAAGTAGTAGCAAACGTTAAGTCACTACAAACATCAGCGGCTAGAGCAACAAGCGCAGGTAGAGTTGTCACTGACAATTCTCTTGGTACTGACTTTGTAAATAGAGTTGATATGTTTGGTGGTAGTGAGAAGGTAAGAAAACTAGCTCAAGAATTATCTAAAGTTACTAACAGTAAACAGCGTACCAAGACTATATTTAAAGCGGCAGAACGTAAGTGGTTACGTGTTCTAAATGAATATTGGATTAACTCTATTTTAAGTGGTCCGACTACACATATGCTCAATATGACTTCAAACAGTGTTAACCTTATGATGAGACCTGCAGAACGCGCAGTAGGTGCGGTTTTAAGTGGAAACTTAAAAGAAGCTAAGACCGCAATGAAGATGTATACATATTATATATCTAACTTTTCTGATGCCATACAATTAGCGGCTAGGTCTGGCTACAACATGAAGCCTATACTAGATGAAAGTGTTAAGGTTGATAACGCAATGCAAGGTACTAACCCCCGTGCAATATCATCTGAATACCTTGGAGTTAAGAGTGGGACGTTAGACATACTAGGCAAAGCGTTAACTATACCATCTCGTATGTTAGGAGCTGAAGATGAATTCTTTAAGCAACTTTCTTACAGGTCACATCTACAAGCTAAGATAGCTACTGACGCGGCTTACATGGATATCAAAGATATTCAAAAAGCTGGATTTAATACACGACGTGAGTGGATTGAAGATACGTTTGAAAAAGCATTTGTCACAAAGATAGATGCTGAAGAAGCTTGGTCGGATGCTGTTATAACTCGCAGAGTTGTAGACGACCCTAAAGTTAAAGAGAAGTTCATTGAGAATGCTATTGGTTCTGCTAACAAGAATAGTAGTTATTCATCAGCGGCGTTGCTAGAAGCTAGACAGGCTACATTTACACAGCCACTAGAAAAAGGAACATTCTCTGGAAACTTCCAAGGGTTTGTAAATAAACACCCGTTAATGAGACAGTTAACACCGTTCATTCAAACACCAATGAATATCTTAAACCAAGCTATAGATAGAACACCAGCGTTTAATCTATTAAGAAAGCAGTACAAAGATGAATGGAATAACGCTGACCCATCTATAAGAGCGCAAGCTAGAGGTAAGATGGCTATGGGTATTGCTATTTATGGTACTCTATCGGCTCTCGCCCTTAATAATAAGCTATCTGGAGGTGGTCCGACTGACCCAAAACTAGCTAAATTATGGCGTGAATCAAAGGATTGGCAACCATACTCAATTAACTTTGGTACAGATGAAAAGCCTTACTGGGTTAGTTATGCTCGATTAGACCCTTGGACTACATCGTTTGGTATCGTAGCCGATATCAATGAAATGATTGTAGCAGGTCAAATGGCAGATAACGATGCAACAGACCTAATGGCTATGTTTGTAGCGGCGGCAGGTAATAACATCGTATCTAAAACATACCTACAAGGTATCTCTGATACAGTAAGCTTAATGAATTCTAAAGATAGTCCTTGGGAAATTGAGAACTTCTTTAAGCAACGAATGGCATCATTACTACCGTTATCTAGTCTTACAAACCAGACAGGTAACATGAATGATGAATATTTACGTGACACTCGTAGCTACTTAGATAAGCTTAGAAAGCAATCAGGAATTGGTCGTGATGGTCTTACTATCAAATACAGTTGGATAGACGGACAGCCTTTAGACACACCTGATAGACTTAAAGGTTTCGTACATATTACCAAAAAAGGTCTTGAAGAGAAAGATGTTGGCACAGCTTTAATTAACAAAGAAATGCGTAAATTAGGTTATAGATTTCAAGGTGCAACCAGAAAAGTAAAAGGCGTAGAGCTTACTGCAGATCAGGTAGAACGTTGGAATCAATTAATGGGTTCAATGAAATCTGGCTCAAGAACTTTAAATGAAAAACTACAAAGAGTTATCAAAAGCAAAAAATACAATAAAGACGGTGAAGATTACGGTCTAGTATCAGCTTCAGAAAGTCACAGGGTAGCTATGCTTAATAGAGAAATTAAGCGTTACAGGGATAAAGCGTTAAGACAGTTAATGAAAGAATATCCAGTTATACGTGAGCAAACAAAGGCTTACAGGAAGTTCCTAAGAAACAGTCAGCGTAATAAACCTGCAGTAAAACCAGAGACAATTCTGGATAATCTAAGACTCGATTAACAACTACAACGGCCTCGCTTCGGCGAGGTCTTATTACAATATAGGAGATATGGATGGCATCCATTGTAAACTATGTCGCTGACGGTGCGACGAACCAGTTTCAAATACCGTTCACATACATAAATCAAGCAGACGTAGTTGTTACCGTAAATGGGACAGCTCCAACTTTTACATTTTTAAACTCAACGACAATTAATATAGCCGCAACACCAGCGTCAGGTGCTAAAGTTATTATTAGTCGTGCTACACCTTTAAATCCGTTAGTGGATTTTGCAGATGGCTCAACATTATTTGAGGCTGATCTGGATTTAGCACACCAACAAAACAGACTAATAGCTGAAGAAAGTAGAGATAGAGCTGATAGTGCTATTGCTACAATCAACGCTAATATAGATAATATTGATACAGTTGCAGAGATTGCAGGTAACGTAAATATAGTTGCAGGTAATACAACTAATGTTAACTCAGTCGCGGCAAACATGGCTGAAGTATTAACTGCAGATGATAACGCCGCTACAGCTACAACTAAAGCTAATGAAGCGTCTGCTTCTGCATCAACAGCATCAGCTCAAGCAACTATTTCAACTACAAAAGCTGGTGAAAGTTCTACAAGTGCCGCAGAAGCTTTAGCGTCTAAAAATGCCGCATCTGCATCTGAAAGCGCAAGTTCTACTTCAGAAACTAATGCCGCTAATAGTGCTACATCATCATCAAATAGTGCAACGGCAAGTGCATCAAGTGCTTCATCAGCTAACTCTAGTCAAACCGTAGCGACAACTAAAGCCGCTGAAGCTGTTGTATCAGCCAATAATAGCGCAGTAAGTGCAACAAATAGTGCGAACTCAGCTACTACAGCGACAACTAAAGCCAATGAAGCGAGTGCTTCACAAGTTGCGGCCTCAAACTCAGAAACAAATGCGTTAAGCTCAAAGAATGCGGCGGCATCTTCAGCAACCAATGCGGCAACTTCAGAAACAAATAGTGCTTCAAGTGCTACAGCTTCTGCTAATTCATCCGCAACTGCTACAACAAAAGCAAACGAAGCGGCGGCTTCAGCTACATCTTCTGCAAACTCAGCTACTGCAAGTGCAAACTCAGCAACAGCGGCGGCGGCAAGTGCGGCCTCAATAACGGGCGCAGAAACAAATTCAGCTAACTCTGCAACAGCGGCGGCTAACTCTGCAACAGCGGCATCAGCTTCTAAGGATGCGGCTTTAGCGGCTTTAGATAACTTTGACGATAGATACTTAGGTGTAAAGTCTAGCAATCCATCAGTAGACAATGACGGAAACGCACTGGTTGCTGGTAGCCTCTACTTTAACAGCACAGACGACACTATGAAAGTTTACGAGGGTTCTACTTGGGTAGCGGCTTATGCTTCGTTAAGTGGTGCTGTGTTACAGACTGGCAGTACAATGTCAGGCGACTTGTCATTTGGTGACAACGACAAAGCCATATTCGGTGCTGGGTCTGACCTACAGATTTACCATGATGGGTCACATAGTTATATTGATGATGTAACAGGTAGTGGAGAAGGGTCATTATATATTAAGGCAGACCAATTTTATATAAATAATAGCAATTATAATTACTTGCAAACTAATTCTAGTGGTGACATCCGTTTTAAATATCAGAGCGCAACCAAACTAGCCACAACATCAACAGGCATTGACGTTACTGGTGCTAACAATTCTGTTACCACAAAGATAGAAAACACAACTGGTGCAAATTACCTACAAATTACAAACGGAACTGCAAACGGATACTTCGGCACAACTGGCTCAAACACCGTCTCTATGATGAGTATCGGTACACACCCACTTACGTTTGGTGTTGATGGCGGTCAGGAAAAAATGAGAATAGATTCGTCAGGTAACTTGTTGGTGGGTAAGACTGTTGAAAACACTACGACTGTTGGTATCCAAGCCCGTGCTGATGGATTATTTACTGCGGTGAAGGCTAGTGCTGAAAGCGCAATCTTTGGTCGAAACACTAATGATGGTGACATAGCTAAGTTCCGCAAAGACGGCTCAACTGTAGGTAGTATTGGTGCTAATGGCTCATACCCTTATATTGGTTCTCACGGCACATCTGGTAAAGGTATTAAAATTACCGATGCTCTACTCCCAGCGACAAACTCTGGTGCTTTTAACGATGCGAATGTAAATTTAGGTGCATCAAATGTACGTTGGAAAGACCTCTACCTCAGTGGTTTTACCCGTTATAACACAGAAGTTTACGTTGGTGATGGGGCTTCTATATCTGGCAGTTATGCAGCTAATGACTTGTTGTTACACACAGACAACAATCCTATTGTGTTTAGACCTAACGGCACAGAAGCCGTGCGCATAGACGCATCAGGTAATGTTGGTATTGGGACGAGTTCACCTAACGCTATTGCTGATTTGCACGTTGCAGACAATTCCGATGCACGTATCTGGTTAGACGCAACCTCAGCAGACACGATGGAACTTTACTCAGGCACTGGCGTTGGGATGTTTAACAGGTCAAACAGCCACTTAATACTAGGCACTAACAACACAGAACGTATGCGCATTGACTCGTCAGGCAATGTTGGTATTGGGGCGAGTTCTCCTAGCAACCAATTACACCTACAAAAGTCTGCCGATACTGGAATAGTAATAGAAAATTCTGCCTCGTCTAATGCAACCCTCAGTTTATTGGCAACAGGTGCAGGTCGAGTACGAAGCAGTGGAACTTTAATTTTCGATACAGGCGGTGCTACAGAACGTATGCGCATAGACTCATCAGGCAAAGTTGGTATTGGAGATAGCACCCCAACTGCTAGATTAGACATTGGAGGTATGGCGGCAGGTGAAGTTGGTTTACAAATTACAAGCCCACGTAATGATGCTATATCAACAGGGCTTGCTTATATAAATGTAACAGACAGCGTTGCTCCATTTAGTGCGTTGACTATTGACCATAATGGTACTGGAAAACTTATTGAGTTTCGTGATGGTGGTACACTATCAGGTGTTATTTTTAAGAAAGCCGACCAATTATGTATTGGCGTACATGATACTAACATTAGGTTCTTAGATTCATCTGACTCAATTATACCTGTGCATAGTGGTGGTGATGGTAGAAATGACTCTATAAGTTTGGGTACAAATGGTGCTAGATTTAAGAATGGCTACTTCTCAGGAAGTCTATACGGCGATGGCTCTAACCTAACAGGTGTTGGCGGTAGTACAACCCGTGGCGATGTTGGTACTTATACTGTAGGTGCTACGTCTAATAGTAACAGCACAGCTATAGCGGCTGGAGCTACTGCGGCAGGTAATACGCTTGTAACAGATTACTATAGCTTTTATCACCAACGACCATTAGCTACAGATTTTAATGGTTCAACAAGTTGTGGTCTTTCAGGTACATGGAGAAACATGGGCGGTACGGCTACAGGTGCGCAGTTTGGTGTAAAATCGCCAACACTTTGGGTCAGAATATCTTAACAATAGGAGGCGTTTATGCCAACAATAACAATAACAGAAGTGCGTAACGCACAATCGCTTAACACAGAAAATACGGCATTTAATGTAGAGATTAACCATCCAGAATATGATTGGATACCTTACACACTAAGCCCTGATGATACAGATATGACTGTAGACAACAGCGTATTGCTTGAACTTATAGGCTCAGATTTCGAGGCTTATGTAGCACCTACTCAAGAAGAACTAGATGCAGAACTAGCGGCAGGTCTTAGGGAGCAACGTAACCAAAAATTAGTAATGGAAGTAGACCCTATAGCTGGTAACGCTTTACGTTGGGCGGCACTTACATCCGCAGATAGAGAAGCGTGGGCAGATTATAGAGAAGCATTATTAAATATTACAGATCAAGTAGGATTTCCTCACGATGTAATATGGCCAAACAAACCAGCATAAGGATAAAAAAATGCCAAACACACACATATGGTCTATCGCTGACCTAGAGCGAAACACATCTAATGATGGAGTAACAATAGCACACTGGCGTTGCGAAAGCACAGATGAAACAAACACTGTATCAGCATATGGAACTACAAGTCACACGCCTAATCCATCGGACTCTGACTTTATTCCTTACGCTGATTTAACAGAAACAAAAGTATTAGAATGGGTACACGAACAAGTAAACAAAGCTGATACTGAAGCGGCAAATGATGCTAAGATAGCTGAACTTGCAAACCCAACATCCACAACTGGGATGCCTTGGTAATTTTAACTTAAATAAAGGAGATCAAAATGGCTGAAGATAAAAAGGTTATTACGATTGATAATAAAGAATACACTGAAGACCAACTAACTGACAACCAGAAGGTAATCATAAACCACCTTCACAGTTTAAGTCAGAAGATTGCTTCTGCTGAGTTTAACCTAGACCAACTCAAGGTAGGCAAGGAAGCATTTGTAACCATGCTAAAAACAGAAATGGATGCACCCACCGAAGAGGTGGCGGCTGAATAAATCAAGGAGATAAGTAATGACGCAAGAAGGTTGGCACTTATCAAAGAGTGTACCAGCAACACTTCTATTAGGGCTTATTACACAAGCGGCGGCGATTGTATGGACGGTATCGATGATGATGTCCGACATAGACCGCAATACACAATCAATTAGCTCAGTAACTATGAGACTAGGCGAAGTAGAAGATAACGTCCACAGTCAAGCAATAGCAACAGCTAGGATTGACGAGAACATTAAAGCAATTCGTAATGCTGTCGAGAAGATGGCAGATAGGAATAACTAACATGAAACTAGACCCTCTCGGCGGTATCGTCGAAGGTCTTGCTTCTGGTTTAGATGAATTATTTACAAGTGATGAAGAGCGTGAGGCCGCCAAGTTAAAGTTAATGACTTTGATGCAACAGCCTCACATTCTCCAAGCGGCGGCAAATATTGAGGGTGCAAAACATCGTTCAGTGTTTGTCGCTGGTTGGCGACCAGCTATCGGCTGGATAGCGGCGTGTGGCCTAGCTTATGAATTTTTAATCTTACCATTCGCAAGCCTAATAAACGCATATGCAGAATTACCTGCAGAACTACCACATCTACAAAGCGAACAACTTATGAGCCTTGTCATGGCCTTACTAGGACTTGGTGGCATGAGAAGCTTTGAGAAATATAAAGGAGTGTCCAAGTGACTGAGAAACAACTCTTAGAACTACTACACAAAACTTTAGCAGAGAACTTACTAGCACGTATACAAGACCCTGATGCAAAATCAGCAGACCTTAACGTTGCCCGTCAGTTCCTAAAAGATAACCATATAGATGCACTTCCAGCGGACGGTAGCCCACTAGCAGACCTAGTTAAGACACTACCAGACTTTAACGATGAAGATGCAGATTTATCAGAAATGCGACCTAATTAATATATGTTTACATCCACAACCTCGTTGGGTGTTCCTGTAAAACAAGACCCTTTAAGTGACTTTAGGAAATTCTTGTTTGTTTGTTGGCAACACCTCAACCTTCCCGACCCTACCCCAGTTCAATATGATATAGCTAAACACATACAACA